CGTGGATTGGGCACCAGTATCTCCCACACCGGGTCCTTAAAGGGGACCAAGCTACCGGAGCAGTTTACAGTTAGCCATTAACCAAATAGACTATTCGACTTCATGGGCAAAGTTGTAGTACCGCTCATCACTGAAAACGTCCAAGGACGAGTCCAGAATAAGACGGTCTCGCAACTCATTCATGTCGTAGAGACCGATATCGTACTTCGCCATGATGACTTCCAGGAATTCATCTTCAGATAGCACTATCTCTTCACTCAGTATTGTACGATAAACATCATGAACGGAGCTGATGCCTTGTTTTGCAAACCAAGTTAAATCGTGGAGGCGAAGTTCTGAGATGGAGATGTTGCATTTAGAAAATCTGGTAAGGAAGGCATCACGAAGGTAGCCAATATGCCGAAATTCATATGCGTACGACAGGGACTTACCAGCCATGTATTCGTCGTCGCTCACGTCGGAGTTCCGGTTAGCACGAGCATTAAACCGGAACAACGCCTTGCCTATGAGCGGGACCATACAATGTCTGTCCCCGTAAGGAACGAAAAAGCGCGACAGAAACGTTAAATCACAATAAAAGCGCCGCTCGTGGGCCTTGAGCCTCATCCCAGCGGCGAGACAATGTTCTGTCCAAGCATGGCAGCTTATACCTTTTTCGCCCGTACCTGCGGCAATATCATCACCAAGGATGGCTACTCTTGTCGATTTTATGTTGTTGAACTCACAGAATGAATACCAGAGGGAGAGATTCCAGACGCTGTTTCGGCCAGTGGTGTCAGTGCCGCCGGTGGCCAGTTGATTTTGTATTTCGGCACTGATACCATAATCATATGAAACAACACGGAATTGTCTGGAGTTCTCGACATAAAATCGACGGAACCAATAAGGGGCTCCACAACGCTTAAGCCAATGTGCAAATATTTCGTGTACATCAACCAGTTGACTCCGATCATTGGCGCTAAAGTCCCCTTCATAGTAGCGGGACATACCAAAAAGGTCTTCTGCAATCTCTACATCACTTTTGGTATACGCCCAGATGATCTTACCAACAACTGGGTCCGAAAACGACTCTAGCGCGCAGTAGAGCCTCTTATTGAATTCATCCATGAGAGGCCCTGTCAGGACGTTGTACTCGTCAGAACCGACGTAAATTATGCGCGGAGCCCATGATGGATCATTCCGTTTAAGGAGTACTTCACCCTTGACCATGAGAGACTTGGTGTTTAGGGTGCGGAAGTTCACATCATGAAGATTTGAAAGAGCTTTTGACATTCGTTCTTGTTTCTCAGGTGGGAATTTTGAAACCCAGCGGTCATAAATGTCCTGAGACCAATGGAACGGCTCAATCTTCGGGAAGAGTCGGTCGGCAAGCTTCTTGGCCGACTTCACGATTGGAGGGCTAACTCTTGCGTCACTGTGGAAGTTGCACCGCTTAGTGAAAGCGGCCAACATGCTCTGAAAATCATTGCCAGTGACGACCGGTACCTGTTGGCGTAGGACCGGACCCATTTGATCCACGGGTGCGTAGGTTGGAGCGTCCGTCTTGACAGCTTCGTCCAACCTGAAGGGCACAACAGGGATAAACTCACGCTCTGCAATCAACCGGAGGCGGGGTTCTTCATTGAAGACATGGTCACCGAAGTCTACAGGAGCTAGAACTTGGCTTGGGGCCCCTCCTACACGTGTTGACGCGTAATGAGAGTGTCTTTTCTTGGGCAGGGTTGCGGTTGCGTTAGGAATGGTGGAGGAATGCCG